GGATACACACACTTGGTAGTCGGGATTACGGTCCGAGGACGACGATTGCCCATAGTCAGCCAGGCTACTATGGCTACTCACACAAAGTCCTGTGCGAGCTTCTCGACGACAATCCCTGTTACATCATGCGTGCCGTTTCGATCAAGTACTACTTGCTTAAACATGTCAACCACTTCAAGCCCAGTCAACTGATACCTTTCCCAGCAGAACGCTGTAAAATCCTCATCTGACAAGAACATGCCATGTTTTGCATGGGCATTAATCTTGGAAGTGATGTTTTTCAGCGTCACACCTGCTGTTCGGGCATTCCAGGTAATCTCAGAAGATATCTGGTTTTGCTTAGTTACAAACTGGGCTTCAATGGATGCACGGTCCATGAATACTTGACGTAACGTTGGGTAGAATCGAAATTCATAGGCATAACCTACTGCTTTTCCGAGCATGTAACCAGCATCAGTCACAGCACTGTTCTTATTTGCTCTAGCGTTGAACCTGCCAAGTGCCTTGCCAAGTAAAGGCAAAGTCATATGGTGGCCATAACGGCTAGGAAGAAACGACTTGCTGAGGAAAGATGCTTGATACAAGCAAGCATGGCGAAAAACTTTGGCCTCCATCATTGCTTCAGTAGCAACTGAAGCGTAGATTTTGGTCAAGTATTTGGTTTCACCAAGAATGCAAGCAATCATGTCATCGCCCATCAATAACGCGCGACACTTGCGGATCCGAAGCTTTGTCAAGCTTGCCCACAAAATGCAACCGTTCCAAAACGTGTTGCGAAATGTGGTGTCAGTAGCTCCTGATGGGAATTGGTTCTCAAGTTTGGCTTTAATACCGTGTTTGAAGTTGTTGACCTTGAATTTGTTGGTTTTCATGTGCAATCGCACAAACCATTCAGGACAACCTAACACGCGCATCATTGAGATCTCCAATAACTGCACATCGGAGCATTGAAACTTGTCATTACTGCTAAAATCCGCTTCTACCCAATACTCTTTGTCTTCACGTTTCTCCACATGCGGGATATATTCTTCGGGTGTTTTCTTGTAACTACTCTTAAACTGCCAATCTCCTTTCATACCATTTAGGCAGACATCAAATCTTCTCATTAATTCGTTGAAGATCGGTCCGGAGATTGCGTTGTAGAGAT